CTCCGGCGAGCTTGAAATCAGGATAGCCCCGCCGCCGCCGCTGGAGGCATGGAATCAGGATTAGCGTTGACTTTGGCGACCTGCCCAAGTGGGTGAACAAGACCTTCGCCCCCCTGTGGTTCGACCGCAACCGCTTCATCATAGTGAAGGGTGGCGCAGGCAGCGGCAAGTCCGTGGATGCGCACCTTCGGGTGGTATACCGCATGATCGCCGAGAAGGGGCACAACTACGCGATAATCCGCAAGGTCGGGCGCACCAACTCCATAAGCACGATCCCCCTGATCAGGCGGTGCATATCCGACTGGGGGCTGTGGAACTGCTTCACCGAGAACAAAAGCTCGCAGACGATAACATGCGTCAACGGGAACCAGATAAAGTTCCTTGGGCTGGACGACATCGAGAAGATGAAATCCATCACCTTCGACACGGGGCCTTTGACCGACGTGCTTGTGGAGGAGGCCACCGAGATAACGGAACGGGACTTCAATCAGATGAACCTCCGCCTTCGCGGGCTTGCCAAGGTGCCGTTCCAGGTGACGATGCTGTTCAACCCCGTGTCCGACACGCACTGGATAAAAAGGCGGTTCTTCGACAACCCTGGCGACATGAAAGGCAGGCTCACGATCCACGAATCGACCTATCTCGACAACCGCTTCATCGACAGGGACTATAAAAACGAGCTTGAGGCCCTGAAAAACGTTGACAGGATGTACTACGACATCTACGCTTTGGGCAAGTGGGGAAGCGTGGGCAACCTTGTATTCCGAAACGTGAGATACGGCCCCTGCCCCTACAAGCCGGAGGATTTCGACGAGATAATAGCCGGGCAGGATTTCGGCTTCAACCACTACAACGCCATAGAGCTTATCGGGCTGAAGGACGGCGACAGGTATTCGTTCGGGGAGCTTTACGTTCGCCACATGACCAACGATGAGATCATAGCGGAAAACGAAAAGAAAGCGATCCTGTCGAAAAGGCAGCTCTGCACCGCCGATTCGGCGGAGCCGAAATCCATCAAGGAGTGGCGGCAGGCGGGCTACAACATTGAAGGGGCGAAAAAAGGCCCCGACAGCGTGAAGACGGGCATTTCGTGGCTCAACCGTGGGACGTGGCACGTAGACCCCGACAAATGCCCGGGGCTGGCATCGGAGCTTTCCACGTACAAGTGGCGGGAGGACAGGGACGGCAACCCTATGGACGAACCCGTGAACTTCAAGGATGACGCAATCGCCGCCTGTCGGTATGCATCGGAGAGGTTGAGCGCACCGAGGCAGACGGCGATGTTCGGAAGACACACTGGGATATAGGAGGGGGAGGTTAATATGCCAATAATGGAGCTGGACATAAGGCCATATGCCAATGAGCCTGTAACACAAGGCACTATAGATTTTCTAGAGGGGCAGCTTGTCCACTACAAAAGAAAAGCCGCCAAACAGCCGACGTTCAAGCCGTTTTTGGATGAGCTTGTTAAAACCATAGCTGAATTGCGACAAGAAATGGCAATGCAGAAAAATATCGTTTAATCCCCAGTTCCCCGCCACAATGGACGCATGGCGGTAAACAGCGAACACAAAGAGTACCAGAGGCACAAAGGCCGATGGCGGAAAGTACGGGACTGCGTGGAAGGCGAGGATGCAATAAAAGACGCGGGGACAACATACCTCCCCAAACCCCTTGGATGGTCGCGGGAGGCATACGAGCAGTATCTTTCCCGCGCCAGATTTTCAAACTTCACCGGTCGTACGGCAGAGGCGTTGCACGGCAGCGTCTTTTCCCGCCTCTCCGCACAATCAAACGATCTGTCGGAATCGTTCGGCGATTTTCTCGGAAACATCGACAATGCGGGGGCATCCATCTACGAATTTGCGGCCGAGTTTTGCAGGGACGTTTTGCAGACCGGTTGGGGCGGGATACTTGCGGATCACCCCCCCACCCCGGAGGGCATCTCGCGGGCGGACGTGGACAGGCTGGAGCTTAAATCCTACCTGAAATGGTACGCCGCCGAAAACGTCATCAACTGGCAGCATGGCACCGAGGGCGGCAGGACGTTCCTGTCGCTGGTGGTTCTCCAGGAGACCTTCGTCGATGGCGGGGACGAATTCGCCCCGACGGTGAAAACGCGCTACAGGGTGCTTCGTCTGACGGACGGCGTTTACACCCAGCAGGTATACACGCCGAACGAGGGAGGGGACGGCGACGATGAATTCATCCTCGACGAGATCGTCACGCCTGAAATGGGCGGCGAACCGTTCCGTTTCATCCCGTTCTTCCCTGTCTCCTCAAGGGGGCCGGAGAAATCCATCCTGCTTGACCTTGCCAACGAAAACCTCGGTCACTATCAGGACATGGCCGACCTGAACAACTCCCTGCACATGTTCGGGATTGCCACCCCGTGGGCCTCGACAAAGGACATCCCAATCGACAAAAAAACCGGGGAACCCAAAATCGCACCCCTCGGCGGCGGAACGTTTATCTGGTATGGGGAAAATACCACCACCGGGTATCTGGAGCCTTCGGGCAACGGGATAGCCCACAGCCAAAGAAAGATAGACGCAAGCGAGCAGCGCATGAGAATCCTGGGGGCAAAGCCGCTGGAGGCGGGGACAAAAGGCGTGGAAGCGGCGGCGACGGCAAGAATACACGCGGCGGCGGCGAACTCCGTGCTTGGTTCGTTTGCGGTGAACATGGCAGGGACGATCACGCAGGCCGCCAGGCTGGGCGCAAGGTGGAGGGGCGTACCCGACGCTGAGGCGGAAACGTGGGAGTTCAGCCTGAACACCAACTACGACGGCGATCTCGCCGAAACCGAGAAACGGAAACTGGCGCTTGAGCAGGTTGATAACGGGACGATGAGCAAGCACCGCTTCCTTGTGGATATAGACGGGATGAGGCCGGCGGATGCGGCGGAGGAGATTAGGCGGCTAAGGGCTGAGGGAAGTATGTCATATGAGGGGGAACAGTAACATAAAGCAGGCAGTGGACTGCCAAAGGAGCCAAGCATCATGACGCAGGAATATTTCGAGGGGCTGGTAGCAGAATCTATTATGAAGGCACACGAGCTTTCTACGCAGGCAAGACGGGATGGCCTTCTTGCGTTGGAGGACGAAATCGAAAACCACAGCCAGAGGAGCATCTTTGGGCTGGGTCTTCGGCTGATAGTGGATGGTACCGACGGCGCGTTGGTTCGGGAGATACTTTGCAACATGATTGACATGCAAAGGGACTTTGCAATGCAAAGGATTATGCGGATTCAGACGGACGGCATCCTTTCTGTTCAGACCGGAGAGAACCCGCGAATACAGGTTCTTAAAATGTTCTCCAGAATATCGGACAGCGAGTACCCGGAGGTCATGTTCCTGCTGAAGGATACGGATATACCCAAGATGATCGACCCGGGGTGGGAGGCAGGAACCCGTTTCGTCAGGGACAGCGGAAGGAGGTTCCAGTTCCCGGACATTGTTTCGCTGGACAACAGATCCGTGCAGAAAGTTATGAGGGAACTTGACACCCTTGCTCTTGCGGGGTCGATGATCGGCGAATCGGAGGAGGTGCAAAAGCGGTTCTTTGACAACATGAGCAAGAGGGCCGCCGAAATGCTGAAAGAGGATATGGAACTGCTCAAAAATGATTCGCAGAACGACAAAACGGATGCACAGGACAGGGTGACCTGCGTTGTTCGGCACCTCATCGACTGCAAGGAAATCCCGTGGAAAATTCCCCTGACGAAAGGGAACGATGATTGAACCTAGACGAACTGCTTGACCTGTACATAAACCGCATAGCCAACCGCATCTGGCTTGCCGAGGATCGCCATCTGACCGACGCGGGGGAACGCATACGGCGGTTGCAGTCAATGGCACCAGAACAGTTGAGGGAATACCTGCATTCGCAGCAACCCCTTGCAGACCTAAGCGCCGACGCAAGAAGGGCGAACCGCAACCTGGGCAGGGCGAACGCCGCCAACGAAAGGGACATCGAGAGGCTTTTCGACGAGGTGATGACCATGACCTATTCCGGCGGCGTGGCCCTTGCGGCGCGGAAGGGCGTTACCCTGCCGCCGCTGGAAACGTTCAAGG